AAATGGTGTAGCATTAAGAACAATCTTAATACATAATTTCGCTCTAATAAATGCGAAATTTTTGAGCTTATTAGAAATAACACTGTTATTCAATAATAAAGCCCAAGGTTCTATCAAAGAACCTAACTGTCCATTAACATCTGATGTCTGCCATGTACGTGAATCAATCAACGTTGGGCGAGACAAAAATTCTTTCAAAGAAGTATTATCAGACATATCAACAGTAGCCAATGCTGAACGATGATACGGAACTACATCCGCATCACCCACAGTATCGACAAAAGTCAACACTTGACTTTGTTCAGATGGTGAAGCTGCCTGAGATTCAGGGACTGTTTCATCATCTGATTGCAATCGCAACTTATTAAAACCTAAGTATGCTTGCGAACACATACTTGATTTGGTGGTCTTTTTGGCAACCACCACAGCTCCTAACATGTAGTTATATACACGCGACTCAAAAAATTGGGAAATAGCTGTTAAAAATAAAATCATGCAAAAAACAAATATACATGAAGTTGATGGGTTATCAACCCACCTAGCCTCGAGAGGCTAAGTGAAACCGTTCTGCCAACTGATCAAAAGTTGGTAACGTCGTTTCATTCACGTAGAAGCTATATGGTTCAGCTCCTATAATTTCTCGAAACTTCTTGTGATGTTTCTCAAAAATTTGTCGACCATGGAAAAAGAACTCATTATTTGCACTCGTAATAACTGCAATCATCTGAGCATATTTGTCAATGGTCTTGGAAGGAACCCAAACTGTCAAACTTTTGACAATGGACAATTCTTCCAATGGACACAACCAGTCACCAACATCTTCATCAAAGACCCATTTCCTTTTCAAGAAAGAACAGTCATTAATGTGAATGTATGGCACTGATTCCGCTTCCTTATCAGCCATCGTATACTCAACACCAAATGAAGCTAAAACAGCTTGCATGGTGGTGTGGTCAAACCACGGAGCATTCTTACTCACGCCCATAATGTTATCATCACCATAAGTGAAAAGATGCACATTTGACCGAAAAGTACGAACCTCCTTTAAAGGATTCAACATGCGGTAACAATAACGCACGTACAACGAATTCACCAACGAATTGATGATAACCGTCAATGGATGACCAGATGGATTAGTTCCAAAGAAC